ACTATCGGTTTTTATTTTTATGATAGAATCCAATTTATCGGCTTTATTTTTTAATTCAACATAATCATATTCATATTTTAATAACAACGCCTCTAAACTATCTTTTGTTTTTGTTGAAACTTTTATCTGTTGTTTCGATGTGTGATTATCATATACAATGTATATGAACAGTATTGCAAATACCCCCATGGCAAATATTTTTATGTAATTGCCTATTTTAGTATCTAAAACATTTTCCATAACTAACCTTTTGTGTATGTTGAAACCATTTTTGCTTTACCACGACCGGTTGCACCTTTTTTTCTTTTTCGTGTTACAGCACTTTTCTTTTGTTTTGATGACATTGAAGCGGCTTTTGATGCAGGAACACATTTTGGGTATGCCCTTTTTCCACCTTTACGAGACTTACTACCAGCAGACGCACCACAATCAGGATGTCCTCCACCTTTTTTCTTACGAGAAATATCTACCCAACGATCCTTAAACCAACGAGTTAATCCCCCACTGGGTTTCTTTCCTTCGATTAAATATGTGGTTACATATTCACGAATAATTTCTCTAACCATATTTTCTTGTATTTTTGTCATACAGATAAATATGATGTATTTTACAATAATACATCGCCAATTTTAATATATCCTGTAATATCATCCATTTTTAAGTTATTATTTGCAATTAGTTCGTCATATATTCTGTATAATCTTTTTTTATTTTCGGTTGAGTAACTTCCAAAGTATTGAATTATATCTTGATTTGTTCCAGCAACTATTTTTACATTTTGGGGTAAATTACGAGCATCCCCTTGTAAGAAAGAAACTAAGACATCAACATTTGTCATATTATTTACTAAGTAAACAAAATTTACAAAATCATATTTTATATCCAAATCAGATATTTTGCTGTTACCGATGTCATCTGTTCCTCCAGTACCTCCAGTTGAACTTGTTCCGCCAGTTGATGAAGTTCCGCCAGTTGATGAAGTTCCGCCTGTTGATGAAGTTCCACCGGTTGAACCTGTTCCTCCTGTTGATGAAGTTCCACCAGTTGAACTTGTTCCTCCGGTTGATGCAGTTCCATCAGTACCTCCGGTTGATGCAGTTCCACCAGTTGAACTTGTTCCTCCGGTTGATGCAGTTCCGCCTGTTGAACCTGTTCCGCCTGTTGATGAAGTACCACCGGTTAAACCTGTTCCACCACTACCGTTTGATCCAGCCGAACCAGCAGATGCAGAACCTGATGTAGGTGTTGGTGCAGATATTATCCCAACCCAAGGCAATATAGCAGGAATCGGTGCAGGTAATGCGGGTACATTTCCATTATATGTTCCAGCTATTGTTGTTTGATGACTAACAAGTGTATTGTATAAAAAATTTACAAACGAATCAAAATCAGGTTGATTGAATGCAATTTTTAAATCCTTTTCTAAATCATCTGGATTTCCAGGAAACAAAACAGTTGTGCCCTTTAATGGTGCAATACAAGGAGGCATCATTGGTAATGGAGTGAATGTTGCAGTCAACCAGTATGAACAAAAACCAGTTGCCATTATTATGAATCCATCTTTTGAGTTTGTAAGTTTGTTTACATCAAATGCTGTTTTCAACATATTTTTTAATGATGTTTTATCACCGCCAGTAAGGGTAGAACCAAAAAATGTACAACTACTACCTATGTTTGCCAAATCATAAGCATCTGCAAGTATTTGTGCAGCATGGTCTGTATTGGTAACATTGTTTGTTCCCATTTCTGGTTTTAACATAGACTTGAAAGTTGTTGCGTTCATAACTTATGTTTTATCTATTGCACCTTTGCCACTTGACGGCCATCCAAATCTACATGACCAATATCTTGCCTTATGTCTTGGTCCAGGAGATTGACAGTTATGACGAGCACGGAATGATTTTCTACGAGCGGCATTACTCTTTTTAATACGCATTGTTTTCTTACCACCTTCACCCTTGTGTCCAAAATTTACCTTTACAATATTTCCGTTTGGTTTTTTAACATATACGGAAAATTTCTTTGGTCCACCAGGTGTTCTGAATGGTTTACCGAGAGAAACCTTTCTGCCACGATACTCTGCTTCATTCATCATATTAGGTTCACTTTCTTGTAAACGAAAATGTAGTTCGGTTATATTACCACACGCATTTGTAGCATATCCTTCGAGTTGATACGATGGGTTGTTAATTACTTCTTTTACATTACGGAATCCACCACCAGCAGCTTTGTATGCCTTTACAAGTGCACCCGATGCATAAGCACTTGGCCACACTTTATACTTTTTCTTTATTCTTGACTTTATACTCGAATAAAGTTTTTTATTTGTTGGAACCGCTCTTTCAACTATCACTTGTTTCATCTATTTCTCCGTTTTCTTTTTGGCATTTCATCAACTATATCGTTATCATCCAATTCTTCATAATAATCACCATCTTCCATTTTTCTATATTTGGTTGCAAATTGTTCTGATGCAACTGAAAAAAGACTACCAACAACTATGTAAAGAAATCCATCAAATATAAATTGTTCTATTTTCTTTTCATAAAAAGTTGATAATACTGCCATAAATATCATAACAAGAAAAGAAAAGAACATCATCATTCTTTTTGATGATAAACGACCTCTTATTCCACTAAAAGTTTCTGATACGGGATTAAATTTCTGCACCCCTCTCTCCCAAATCCTCTTCTAATTTTTCAATAAAATTTTTCTTAAACTCTTCAAATTCTTTTTCTATTTTTTCCAAGAGTTCTTCTTTATTAAGACTTGTTTTCCATGTTTCAATATCACCGAAATCATTACTAAATTCAAGTCTTGATAATTCATCCGCTATTAAATTTTTATCCTTTTCCGCTTCTTGCAACCAAGCAATGGCATTTTCTTTCACTTTTCTCTTTTCGTATTCATCCCACTTACCTTCAAGACGAATTTTATGTTCCATGTCAATTACACAGTCAAAACACATTCCATGAATACGACGCATTTTTTCATCTAATCTTTTTGGAAACCCACAAGTACAAGTTTCTTTCTGACAGTTTGGAAATGTGTTTAAATATTGATGCAATTCTTGTTGCCATTCTTTTCCTAACTTTACCTTATACCCATTCTTTTGTTCCCACTCATTTCCATCGGCATCAAACCATTTATCTCCAACTTGTCTTATTTCATTGTCTTCCGACTTTTCACCACCATAGCCAACTTGTACTTTATTTTGACTATCGTGTTCACCTGCAAGAAGTTTTTTTACATCCTGCAAACTATCAATTTTAATTTCCATAACATAACCTTTTATTATTTTATTATTTCGTTGTAAACTTTATCCCAAAATTTTCGTGTAATCATGTGAAGTGGTCTTAACTCGCCTTCTTTTTTCTTTTCTACTTCTATCATTTTACCACGGCGAGTATTGAATTTGGCAATAACTGAATTGAATATATCTGCATCAAACCAACCGAATATAGAAATGAATCTACTTTTCAGTTCGGTTAATTTTGCACTTCTATCTTCCAACGCCTTTCTTATTGATTTTGGATTCATTTCGCCAAATGACGGTATATCATATCTAACATGATTTGTGATGATATAGTATACATAAGGATTTTGAATATCTTTATACGGAAGTTTACTTGTTCCATTCCATCTCATTAGTCTCTTGTAATCTTTCAATTTAGAAACATCATCTTTATCTACCGCATATATTACAATAGTATTTGAACTATCAAACTGTTCCAAAATTTCATTTGCATGAAATGGCATATTTGATTTCATAATATGTTTAACATTATGTCTTTTCATTATTGAATATTTTTCATCATACGATAAAGGTTTTTCTATTGAATCCATTGTTTCATCAGTTACAACAATAACATTATCTTTATCGAATTTACGGCAAATTCTATCATATTCTTCACGATGATAAATTGCCATTGGTTGAAATTTACCAGGATATAAAACAACAACATCTTTATCTACCAACTCATTCTCATTGAATATGGCAAGGTTCATTTCACGGATAAGTTTTAGAACAGGATTATTCATTTGTTTCTTCCAATGGTGGCGGACCAAAAGGTGATGTTTCTGGTGCTTGAATTAACGGTTCAATACTACCAGGTTTTTCTGGCCACACTATTATCCAAGGATTTTCATAATTTGTTATGTCTCTTAATGCCTGACGATATATTTTCCATGATTCTTTTTGTTGAGCAGTAAATGGAGCATCTTCTAATTGTGTCCAATCCGATTCTTTCAATTCAATATTTCTTCTTGATCTAACATTACCCCATTCATTTATAGTCTCTGCTTGTATTTCATCAACTGTTTTTTCACGAACAAGTTCATGTTCTATAACCAAATCAGAAGTAATTTCAAATTCACTACCGTTGGATGCCCATTTTTCTGGTCTGGTTGTAGTATATCTATATTCATACGGATACCAACCAAACGATATTAAAGTTTGAATATCAAATTTATCAAAATTTGAAATATTATTCCAAACATTAGGTAAAGGACGGTTAGCTTCTTTAACTATACCGCTTTCAACATAAGCATATTTCATTTGGATAATCCAATATTAAATAAAATAGTTCAAGTATAAATATCATTATTAAGGAACTTTCTTTCCATAAAATTCTTCCAACGAATTATACATACCATTTGTATCAAAATTACCATCGATTATTTGATTACATCTTTTCTCGAACAAATCAATATGGTCATTCCATCTACTTTCAAACAAATGATAAATTTTATTTTCATAAAGTGTTCCAATTCCGTAATAACCATAATTAGATAATCGCCATACACCATCATTCTTTGGAACACCATCGAATTTTGTAGGATAAAGACAACGGTATCTCTTTCCATAATATTCAGCGGCATAACTTAATTCTTCTGCGGTATCACCTCTCTCAGATGGGTACATTGAAGGCATATTCAATTCTTCATAACATTTACGAGACAAAACAAGAAAACATGGTGCCACATAAACATGAGTCTTTGGTAATATATGATTTGAAACTTGAGCAGCACCAACCATTGAATTATTATCCACTGCATATTTTATTGAATCTTCTATCACTTGTTTATTGAGTGGAACACAATCCACTTCAAAAAATACATAAACATCTGATATAGTATTACGGCAAACACCGGTCATCCAAACACCTTGATTAACATTCATGTTCGTATACTGGATATCAATTCCGAAATGATTGAAAACTTTTTTATGTGAGTTTAAAATTCGAGTATCTACATTATCCCAATGTAAAGTATGGTATGATATTTTCATAATTCTATCTCTATTGAGTTCCACAATTCTTTCCAATCTAAAAAGGCATCTTTTTGTTCATTAAATCCCATGTGAAGTGCAAGCGAAGGAATAGGTGTAAATAATTTTGCTTCCCATCGCCAAATATGATTTATAGTTGTTCCTTCGTGAACCATATTTCTTTCACCCCAATCTGTCATATATTCGGTTGAAAGCATATAAAATCTACTCCAATGTTTTCTTATTAGTTCTGGAGAACAAAGAAAAACAAATGTGGAATATTTGTTTGTTCTAAATCTTCTATTCTTACCAAGAACAATTCTACATTCGTCTATGTATTCTGGTTTATAGTTGTCTGGATCATCAAATGGATGAATGCCTACATCAACCCCAAGATTTCTTTTGAATGTTACATAGGAATCAACCATTTCATCGATGGTAGTTGGATAATGTAAATAATCATCCTCTACAAAATAAACTAAATCTGCAGTTGATGATCTTCCTTTTTCAAATTGCATATATCCAGAATAATTCCATCAACTTTCTTCTAATGGTACAAATTCGTATGGATGTCTTGATTTTTTGTAAATATCATGGATATAATCAATCGTAGTCTGTGAAGAATGATCATCTAACCAAATAAATTTTATATTACCACCTTCGTAATTATCAGCAGTATTTACGAGTGAAGTAACACATTTACGAATAAGAGTAGTTTTATCAACACCGCAATATCTCGGTTCTCTTGCTGGGTGAATATCTATCAAGTCGTGTGTTCGTAGTATAATATCTATATTCATAATAATTCCTCTTTTTTTTGGACTACCCAAGTTTGTTCTGCGTATTTATATGCAGGTGCCTTTATAGTGGTTACATTTCTTTTACCAAAGTATTCATCAACGGCATTACTAACAGATGGCCAGGCATAATCATCACCGGAAATATATCCACCAACTTTTAATTTTGGAAACCAATGTTCTACATCTTCTTTAACACTTTTGTAATCATGTGCACCGTCTATGAAAATAAAATCTAAACTTCCATCTTCATATAGTTTAGATGCTTCAACCGAAGTCATTCTTATTGGATTTATTACAGATTTAATTGGGTATATGTTTTGTATGAACTCATTGTATAAACCATTTGGTATTTCGAGTAGTGGTTCGTATGAATCATTGTTTTTATCCAAGTGTTCCGGTGAACCTAACCATGTATCTACACAATCAAATTTAATTTTCTTACCGCTGTTGATTATTTCAACACCCATGTAGGTTGATGATTTTCCTTTCCAACTACCAACCTCTAAGAAATGGTATTCATCTGTGTCATTACAAGATAAAACCATTTGGGTGAATAAATTTTCTTGTACAAACCATCCTGGAACAGCGAAATAATAGTGTTGTATCATTTTCCATATCCTTCTGCCAGTTTTGTAAGTTCTTCACGAATTTTTTGGAAAGGTGCTTCCCATTCTCCATATTTTTCTTGTCTAAATAGTCTTACTGAATCATACCAATGTGATTTATCACCTGGAACAACCCAAGTATAATAAGGCATGATTGGTGTAACTATCCAAGTTGGTATTCCCATAGCAGCAGAAAGGTGTGCAACCGATGTACAAGATGTTATTACTACATCACAACCTGCAATAATAGAGGCAGTATCTTCCCAAGTCTTCATTTGTTCACGCATATCACCGAATGGAAGACCATCAACAAGATTTTCGTCTCTTTGTAAAGAATAAAATGTTGTATTTGGAATATCGTGAAGACCAATCATCAATTCTGGTGGGAATCTTCGGTGTTGTTCGTCTTCAAAGTCTGGTGAACCACTCCAACGAATACCAACCTTCAATGTACCCTTCTTAGAAAACAAATTTCTCTTTTCTTTTGGAAACATATAAGGTTTTCCATCTAAATCGTTTAATTCAACACCCAAAACATAAGGAGCAGACATAGCTGGAACCCAATAGTCATAGTGTGCACACATAATTACTTCATTATCAACACAAATGAAACCGTGACGGGAGAATATTTCTTTTAATTCGGGTGCACATGAGACTAAAACTCTTGCACCCATCTCCTCAAATTTCTTAGCGAAACGAAAATTAAGAATTTGGTCCCCATAACCTCCTTCACATCTGAAAAGAAGTGTTTTGCCCACAAGTGGTTCATTTTTCCATATCTTTCCTGGTAATGCTGGAAGACCGAACACATTGATAAATCTACCATAATTGAAGTGTTCAAATGCTTTCATCATGTTACCGTGACGCATTTCATGCCAACCTAAATTAAACAGAACACGGTAGTCTGTTTGTGGTTCATTTCTTAAAATTTCTTCACTCAAATTTGGATTACCACCGATAGATGCTTCTAATGCAACATCAAGTGGATGCATTTTATTTTTATCCATAAACAAAACCTTTTATTTTTAATATGTTAATTACAAATATACACTTTTTATACCAAATAACCAAATTATTTTATTGGGTATATTCTTTAACCAGTATTGTATGAGAAACACCAGTTGATGGAAACTTCCAATTACTTAAAGTTCCAATTTGAACAGGCGATGATCGATTGATTGAATCATTATGTCCAAGTTGTCCATTTGTATTCAAACCCCAACTCCATATAGTACCATTCGATTTTCTCGCAACAGTATATTGTGATCCAACTGATATGGTTGCATCACCCCAACTTGTGTTAAAATCTCCAACTTGTGTTGGTGAAGATCTAGCTGTATTGAATGTTAGAACTTGACCAAGTACAGCAGCAGAATTTATACCCCAAGATGCAAGTGTTCCATCGTTTAGTAATGCAATACCGTGATTTTCTCCAAGAGATCCGGATGCAAAATCGGTTCTTGTTCCAATTTGAACTGGTGATGATCTAGCATTTATTGTAATTTCACCTTGGCCATTTTGACCGTTAGAATTCAATCCCCATGACCATAATGTACCATCGGTTTTTCTTGCCAATGCAGATCCGAAAACAACCGATCCACCATCTTCGCCTGGAAATACATCTGACCAATTAGTTAGTGTACCAATTTGAACCGGCGATGACCTGTTTGTGGTAGAGTTATTTTGTGCCAGTTGTCCATAATTATTATTTCCCCAACCCCAAAGTGTACCATCTGTTTTGACTGCAAGTGTAAAATAACCACCACCTTGAACCTTTGACCAATTAGTTAAAGTACCAATTTGCACAGGTGAACTAACTCCGGTTGTAGTATTTCGTCCACCTTCACCTCTAACAGAAGCACCCCATGTCCATAATGTACCATCTGACCTTACTGCCATAGAATGATGGAGATGAACGATTTATTGAGGTTGCAATATTCTGACCAAGTTCTCCGTTTCCATTGAATCCCCATGACCAAATAGTTCCATCTGTTTTAAGTGCTAATGCATGATTATTACCAACAGCAATTGTAGACCAATCAACAAGTGTTCCTATTTGAACAGGTGAAGATTTTGCGGTAGCAGTACCATCACCAAGTTGTCCAAAAGTATTGAATCCCCATGACCATAGAGTACCATTTGTTTTTATTGACATGGTATAACGAAATGCAGCAAATACTTTTGACCAATTATTTAGAGTTCCAATTTGAACTGGTGATGATGTTGTTGATGTAGTATTACCTATACCGAGTTGTCCATCAGAGTTTTGACCCCAACCCCATAGAGTCCCATTGTCTGAAACTGCCATTGAATGTGAACCACCGGCTGATAGGTTAGTGAACTTTCTCTGTGTCATTACTCTGGCAATTTCTGAAGCAGGATGAAATATACCAAGTTGATGATTGAGTGCATATCCCCATGCCCATAATGTGCCGTCTGATCTAGTAGCAAAACCTATTGCAAATGCACTCGGAGTACCTTGAGAAATATCAGTCCAATCGCTCCTTGTTCCAATTTGAACAGGAGAAGATCTAGTAACACTGGTATTATCACCAACACCTCCTTGACTATTATCACCCCAACCCCATAGAGTTCCAGTTGTTGTTATTGCATACGAAACACCTGCACCTGCACTAATTTTACTCCAGTTTGTATTACCACCTACTTGAACTGGAGAGTTCCGAGTAAAAGGTGATGTTATATTTTGACCAAGTTCACCTGTTCCATTATATCCCCATGACCATAGAGTACCATCATTTTTCAAAGCAAGTACATGAGCATATCCAGCTGAAATTTTTGTCCAAGTATTAAGTGTTCCAATTTGAACTGGTGAAGATTTGTTAATGCCAGTCCCATCACCTAGTGAAGCAAGATTATTATTTCCCCATGACCACATAGTACCATCCGATTTCAGTGCAATAGTATGTGAAGCACCACATGATGCAGATACCCATGTTGTAAGTGTCCCAATTTGAACAGGTGAATTTTTAGTAACAACTGTGCCGTCTCCTAACTGACCTTGTGTATTAAAACCGAATGCCCAAAGACTACCACTTTGACTTATTGCAATTGTATGGGATCCACCAGCAGAAACCGATTTCCAACTCGAAAGTGTTCCAATTTGTACTGGAGATATTGCATTAAAACTATAACCAGTATTAAATTGACTAGTATTTCCAGATGAATATAATTTACCAGTTGTATCTATTGCGAATGTAGTACCTTCTCCTACAAAAATATTTCTCCATGATAAATCAGATCTAAGTTGTATCGGTGATGACTTACTTATTAGAGTACCATCTCCTAACTGACCTTGTGAGTTATTAACTCCCCATCCCCATAGGGTATTATCGGTTCTTATTGCAAGTACCGCATTGAATCCAACAGCTGCTGATTGAACATTTGACCAATCATTACGAGTTCCAATTTGAACGGGTGAAGATCTATTAACAGTTGTATTATCTCCCACTTCACCAGAACTACCTCTACCCCAACCCCATAGAGTACCGTCTGTTTTTATTGCATGTGTATTTGCACTGGCAGCAGTTATTCTTGACCAATTATTGAGAGTTCCAATTTGAACTGGCGAATATAACGCAGCAACAGCATTAGCAGAATCTAATGTATTGTCTCCTCTAGCACCGTTTGGATTTGCACCCCATGCCCATAGAGTACCATTAGTTTGAACAGCCATTGTGTGTGATGTTCCAACTGATACCCTTGACCAATTAGTTAGTGTACCAATTTGAACAGGTGATGATAAAAGATTCGGTCTTCCTAAAAATAAATGAATACCTACCGAGTATAAACCACCTGGAGAATTTGTTGCAAACATTGCATTGGAATTTATATCGGCAGTAAGCCAATTATTAAGTGTTCCAATTTGAACTGGACTTGAACGACTGATAAATGTACCGTCACCGAGTTGTGCGTTTATATTATATCCCCATGCCCATAGAGTACCATCTGTTTTTATTGCCAAAGATGATCTTAAACCGGCAAATATTTTTGACCAATTATTAAGTGTTCCAATTTGAACTGGTGATGATCTATGAGAATTTACAAATGCAATATTCCCAATTCCTAACTGACCTGCATCATTATTACCCCATGACCAAATAGTTCCATCCGTCTTTAATCCGAGTACATGGGTATTAACAGAAACAGATGCCCAATTTGTTTCAGTACCAAGTTGAACAGGTGATGATCGGTATGCAAAACCAGAGGTATTATTTCCTAAATTCCCATAATTATTTTGACCCCAAATCCAAAGTGTTCCATTTGTTTTGATTGCAGCAGTATTAGAATAACTAAAATCATTTTTTGTTGTGG